GATAACGCCTTAGGCTCGCTTGCTCCTGTAAAAGATAAATTAGCTACGGCTATCTCAGTTAAGCAATATCATGAGTTCTTCATTGCTGAACAAGAATGGGTAGACGCTGATGTACCTACAGACTTCTTAGAGTTTCAGCAAACTATGTACTCTACTGATGGGGTAACTAGACCACAAAAGTACAAGAGTGGTGCATATAATAATTTAGGTATAGAAGCACCGGCGGCCAGGCCTGTAGTAGCAAACACAAGTGCAGTAGACGCACTTACTGACTTAGCTATAGCTAATTATACTTCAGACGTCGGCACATACGGGGATTTACCTTTCTCTGACTTACGTTATATGTTAGTTAATGTGAATGCCGGTAGATACTCTGATGCATTAGAGGTTGTAATAAAGCCTACGCTTACTTCAGCAGTACGCTCAACAACTAAAGTAATCTCATCTTCTGGAATCGCTTCTGTATTAAGAAGAGAAGATTCTGCTATTGAGGATCTAAGCAGCACTTTAGACAGGTCAATAGAGTTTAGTAAGCTAAAAGGTAAGTTTGCAGACTCTGCAATACTATTCCGCTATTATGAGGGCGTTTGGCGTAAGCTATATACTTTTGTTACGCCAACGGATGTCTTTACTGATGACACAGAAGACATTAGTGCTAACGATGAGCTAGACGACACATTGTTAAGTGTCTTCGATGGTACTTATCAGTATGTTTATACCTATTACAACACTGATGATGGAACAGAGTCCGCACCTAGTCCTTTATCCGCAGAGTTAGTTACAGCTGGTGGCACTATTACACTTTCTGGGCTATCTGTTAGCGCAGACCCTCAGGTAACGCATAAGCGCATCTATCGCGTTGGTAACAATATTACAGAGTTTACACTCGTTTCCCAGATAGATAAAGCTAGTACAGTTTACGCGGACGACTTAGGTGATACTGAAGTAGATGGTAGACTTTTAGAATCTGATAACTACTATGAAGCACCTACGGGTTTACGCTTTCTAACAGAATCTTTTGCTATGCTATTTGGTGCAGTAGGTGACTCTTTGCGCTTTACGCCTATCGCTATACCAAACGCCTGGCCACCAGAATATAGCATAGCATTTAATGCTCCTATTACAGGTATTGGCCCTGTAGCTAATGGTGTACTCGTTTTCACTACTTATCAGACTTTCTTAGTTACAGGCACAGGACCACTTAGCTTATCTCAACAACCACTAAGTGGTGACCAGGGTTGTACTAGTCACTCATCGATTCAAAAGATAGGTCCAGCTTTAATTTGGGCTTCGGTTGAAGGTCTTTGTATGTCTGCCGGTAATGCGGTGAAGAATATAACTAAGGATAAGTTAGGTGAGATAACGCTAACCCCAGTTGACTCTGAAGTAGCTAATGAGGTCTATTACTGTCATAATGCCGATGGTAGTACTTTAGCCGCAGACTTCCGCTTTGGTACGATATTTAAGTACTTTGACTTAGGTGTGAGTACAATCGCTTATGCTAATGGTGACTTGTACGGTTGGTCCAACAGCGCAATGTACAAGTTATTCGAATCTGCGGATAGTCTTTCACTTAGCTACTTATCACCTAGGTTTATTGAAGGCTCGGTTACAGAAGAAAAGAAATATAAAAAGCTTCACATTTATTCAAAAGGCGATATAATATTAAATATAATAATTAACGATGTTATTGTGTGCACTAAGGAGCTAACTGGTGAGGATGATTTCCAGGTTCAAGTTCCTCAGAATAAGCAGCGCGGTAACTTTGTGCAATTTGAGATTACTGGTACTGGTGAAGTATACGAGTACGAGTATGTAGCAGGCCGAGAATATAATGAGTAACGAGTCTATAATTCAAGTACCACCAAACGTTGAAGAGCCTATTGTTCTACAACGTTTTTTGCTACGCCTTGTAGAAGAGCTTGATATTGTACTCGGTAAGCGCGCAGCTAGGACTAATGACCAGTACGTTGCACAAAAAGAACTAGTAAACTCTGCTGACGCCCTTACAGTTGCTATAGCAGATGCTCAAGAGCGTTTAGACGCTGCAGCAGAGCTCCTAGCGCAGACGGTAGAAGATAACCGTGAAGACTTAGAGGCAGAAATTGAAGAGCTCAAGGTAGTCAACACTGCCCAAACAGCTTTGCTAGAACTTATTAATAACTTCGCTTGGTACCGCCCCTTTACTATAGCATTTCCTGGCCGTAGTACTGACGGAGCAGTAACGCCTAGCCTTGACTATAATGTTGCAAGCGTAACACGAAATGGTGTTGGCGTGTACGACGTAGTACTTACTGATGCGCAAGACAGTAATGGCAATGACTTACTAGATAACACACAGCATATGATTAGCTATGACATTGCTGACTCCACAGCTTCGCAACACTACACAGTTAAGTACAACTTAACTAGTGCTGCGCTAGGCACTTTTACTCTTAGTGTATTTTCTGTCGAACAAGGCGCAGGCGCTAAATTAGTTTACGCTCCATATGACCCTTTAAGCACTGATAGCGTTAACGCTATTGGTATGTACACACCAAGTAGCGCGGTATTACCCTAATGACACAGATACAGACAATCACAGAAGCGCATGTTAATGCTTTATTCACACCTAATAGACCTCTACGTGACCGTATCGAGGCTTATGAAGCGTTTGTTGAAACCCATCAGCAAATACCTATACCAGTAAAACACGAATTTATCGAAGGCTTATATAAGCGAGAGATTGTGTTTCCAAAGGGCACTTTAGCTACTGGCCGGTTGCACCCTGTAGACCATATGGATGTGATGCTCGAAGGTTCAATGCTTATTGCCACTGAAGATGGTCTGAAGCGCATAGACGCGCCGTGTACACTAGTATCACGTGCAGGAACTAAGAAAGCCGGTATTGCACTAACTAAAACAAGATGGGTATCGTACCACCCCACATCCGCAACTACCGTTGAAGAAGTGGAAGCAGAAATATTCTGCGAGTACGCAGACTTAGAGTTAACAACAACTTATAACGATGTTACTGCAGACCATCTTAGCTACAGAGAAGCAATAAGTGCTTTGGGGATGACTGAGAGTGAAGTACAAACACAAGTACAAAACTTAGAAGACCAAATGTGCATGCCACAAGGTTACGAGGTGGAGCTATTTGACTCCCCCATCCATGGTAAGGGCATGTTTAGTTGTAGAGAATTCAAACAAGGCGAACTTATTGCTCCTGGTAGACTAAACGGTCTAAGGACTCCTATTGGTCGCTACACTAATCACTCCGCTAATCCAAATGCAGAGATGCGTTTAGACATTCACGGAGACGTACATTTGTACGCACTGAGGGATATTAAATTGGAAGAATTAACAACAGACTATTGTCATAGTGTTAAGGAGGTCTCATGTCTGGCATAGCCACAGCCGTAATTGGCAGCGCAGTTGTTGGTGGTGTAGTTGCTAGTAACTCCGCAGACAAGGCATCGAGAACAGCTAAACAGCTAAGTAGTGACCAGCTAGCTTTTGAACAACAGAGGTTGGACGAGTGGAATGAGGTTTATGGTCCTGTTCAGGATAACCTAGCCGACTACTACAATAACTTAACGCCTGAGTACTATGAGACGTTAGGCCTAGAGAACCTGGAGCAAGAACGTCAGACAGCGCTGACGCGACTAGATGAAAATTTAGCTCAGCGTGGCATAGACCCAAGCTCTGGTATATCAGCTAGTCTTCACGCTCAATCCGAACTTGAAGGTGCTGAGGGTAGAGCGGAGATTAGACGTGACGCGCCTCGCATGGCTGCTGAAGACAAATCTCGTTTCTTACAAATAGGCTTAGGTCAAAACCCGACAGAGTCTTTGTCGCGCACAATGGCTAATCAAGCTAGTGCGGCCCAGCAACGCGCAACGCAGTCGGAGCAAGCCGCAGGGCAAGCTATAGGTAGCGCGGTGAGCACAGCAGGCACCGCTTTAGTCGATTATCTTAGCACACCTGCATCACCACCACCACCAACAGGAGGTTAAAAATGAGTGCATATATCGGAGCAGGCATCGCGCAAGGTGCTGCTCAAACAGGTCAATACTTAAGAGAAGCTCCTGAACGCAAATTACGCATGCAGGAAGCTCAAAGTCGCCAGCAGTTATCTCAGATGAAACTTGAGGACTACAAAGCTAAGGCGCCTATGCGTCAAGTGGAAAGTGACTTGCAAATGCAGCAGTTCCAGAATGACTTGTACAAGTCTCAAGCGGCTGGTCTTAAAGATAGAACGTTCGCGGCATTTACGCGCTTTCAAGGTGATCGCAATGTGCGCCACTTAAACAACTTTTTTACTGAAGCAAAGCAAAATCCTATTGGTGCTAAAATGTACCAAGATATGGTTCGCGTTGACCCTATTGACAGCCCTGGTGGTAAAGAGCTATTAAAGCAAGCAGGGATCTTAGACTCTGAAGGTATTAAGGATAAGGTTAATTATCTTATCTCGACTCGTGCAGACGGTTCACAAGTATTACTTGATATGAACCAAGTCTATGCGTCTACAGGTTTCACTCGTCATATGGATGATTTAGCTCTAGAAAAGGCGAGTAAAGAAGCGCTTAACGCCCAACGTTTACAATCAGGTATATCTCCACAAAAGTTAGACCAGATTGAGCGCTATGCTGCTCTATTAATGGAGAATGACCCTAGCTTAACTAAAGTGCAAGCTCATGAGATGGCTCTTGACCGCTATAAGCCTGGGCGCACAGCTCCGTCTTCTAGCTTAGAGCGTATAGCAGACCAAATTAAAGAAGCTAACCCTGGTATGTCAGATATTGAAGCACTTGAAGAAGCCATTGCTATGAAGAAGCAAGGCGGCACGTATGAAGAGCGTTTAGCGTCTCGACGTGCTAAAGGTACTGCAACTCCTGAACAAGAAGAGATTCATGCAGAGAAAGAACGCTCAGCAGACCAAGTTAAGATTGACGAGGTTAATACAGCTAAAGATTCTTTGGATGAGCAATTTGAAGGTGACTTTACTACTGCGGATATGACTAATCCTGAGAATCGTAGATTAGCTAGTCGCTTAATGTCCCGTATTGAGCAAGAGTTCCCGATGAACGTAGCAGACCGTAAGGTAGCTAAAGAGATTCGTCAATTAACTGCTCTAGGTGAAGTTGCAGGTGAAGAGATTACAGACCAACAAGCTGGTCCTATTGATAGCCTAATTCGTGGTGTTAAGAAGTATATTTCTAACGAAGTTGAAGGCACAGAAGGTACGGCAGCTTATGAGACATTCCGCAATACTTTACGACACGCTTTATACGGTGCAACGTTAAGTACTGGTGAGATTGGCGCATTTAATGCAGCGATGGGTAGTCTGGCCGAACAAAAAGGCCCTGTATTAGTTAAACTTAAAACTCAGATGGAAGACTTAAAAGAACAGTTAAGTAGTGTTTATGACATGAACGACCCTTATGTAGCTAAGTATCGTCTAAACATGGACCAGGATAAGTTAGCTGATGTTATCTCCGCTATCGACGAGCGTATTGATATGCTAGACGGTAGTTTAAGAGCAGATGCACCAGGTGTTATTACGCCGAAGCAAAGTATACAGGAGAGATATAATGCGCGCAGAAATTAAGGACCTAAAAGATTCATTCAAAGTAGGCTATGAGGCCTATGAGCACTCACGTAAAGAAGCGAATGAAGCCTGGGACTTATACCATAATCGTCATTACACCGAGGAACAGTTGGCTGTATTAGCTAACCGTGGACAACCTGCGGAGACCTTTAACGTAGTAAAGCTTTTTGCTCGTATGTTAGTGGGTTATTACTCTACTATAGTTAACACTGTAGTGATTAGTCCAACTAACCCGCGTGACATTGATACTGCTAGTATACTTAACGATACAGTTAACAATGTCTTCGTAGAGAATCGCTTTGATATTGAAGGCGATACTATTAAGCTTGGTGGCATGATCTCAGGTTTACTTTGTGGTTATACTAATGTGCAAGATACTGGTAAGCGCGATGAGTTTGGTCGTCCTATCAATAAGATTATCTCGCACCACGTACCTGATTCTGAGTTAGTGTTAGACCCTATGAGCACTATGGATGACTACTCAGACGCAAGATTCTTACATCGCTTTAAATGGTTAACTGAAGATGTTGTTAAGCGTACATTTGGTAAAGCTAAGTTAGCTGAGCTTACTGCTTACTACAACCACTTAAATATTGATGAAGCAGACTTTGCTTTTAACTATGGTGACTCTTACACGGGTTATTACAAAGTCTTTGACAACTACCTTATCGTGCATTCTGTTGTAGAAGAAGACGATGGCAAGAGCTACTCGTGCTTCTGGTGTGGCGATGTGATGCTTGAGAAGAAAGAAATTACTTTCAAGAAAACTCGCTGGCCTTACAGAGTACAACGTATTCACAGTTCTGATAGAACAGAGTATTATGGCATCTTCCGCGAGATATTGCAGTCTCAAAGAGCGCTTAACCAGGCTGTATTGACTATACAACTAATGGTTAACTCTGAGAAAGCTTTTGTTGAGAAGAACGCTGTGGACAACATTGATGAGTTCACTAGTGCTTTTAATCGCGTTAATGCTGTTATAGAAGTTAAGAAGTTATCTGGTGTTAAGCTTGAGACATTATCTCGAGACATACAAGACCAGTACATGATTATTGACCGCTCATTAGACCGCATCCAACGTGTGCTAGGTATTAATGACAGTTTCTTAGGTATGGCTTTCGCATCAGATAGTGGCCGCAAGGTTAAGCTTCAACAGAACGCGACTATTATGTCACTTAGATATATCACCGCACGCATAGAGAGCTTCTATCGCAGCTTAGGTCAAGATATAGCTGATTTAGCTTCACAGTACTACCATGCTAATCAAATGATAATGGTTGCTGACGAAGTAGTTGGACAACGCTGGATTGAGCTCAATAAGCCAATGATGGAGTTCTCTGGTCAGTTTGACCCTATGGGACAACCTATAATGCAACCTATTCTTCTACCCATGACTGACCCAGCTAATGGTGATATCATGACAGACGAAGAAGGAAATATTATATTAGCTCCAATATCTGAAGAAGGTTCTGATTTCACGTTCTTGGACTTCCAAATACGCGTAGAATCGAATTCTTATAACGATGAAGATGAGAAAGCACAATTATTATTAGAGACAGTTATGTCAGGCCAGGTTGGTCAGATGGTGTCTCAAGTTAATCCAGCAGGCTTCTTCCAGATGGCGGCATTAAGTATTAAGAGCACTAAAACTAAGTACTCACCTAATATGGCTACTATCCTAGAACAAACTGCGCAAATGCTTGGTGGTGACCCTGCAGCAACAGAACAAGCTATGATGGCTGGAGCGCAAGGCGGTGGACAGAGTCCTAAAAGCAAAGCATTAAAGTTACCTACAAATACTAACGAGGGAGTTGAATAATGGGTATCGAATCCGTATTAAAAGCTGGTATTAAAGCACTACCTGAAGACATGACTATTAAGGGTAA